CTTTTTAGAATATCAAATCTATCACCAACTTTAAGAGATGATTTATCTATTGGTGTTCTTAATGTAAATGTTGAACCACCGACTGGAATATCAACTTGAAATCTAGAACTTGTATTATAAATCCAAGAGTTAGCAAATATTTGTTTATAATTTTTACTATCATTTTCAATTTTTTCACCAATATTCTTAACGAAGAAATTTTCACCTTCATTTATTAAACTTATATCAGTAATAGGAACTAATTCAGATAATACACCTGTGATTCGTAAATCAATTCTTTTTGATAAGTCACCATTTTCAAATCCAAAAATAGTTTCATCTGCTCTTATGTCATCTGCTGTTCCTATACCAACACCTACTCCACTACATCCAAAAAATTGATTAATTGATTTTGAAGTATAATTTATATTAGAATTAGCACCACTTATTATAGTACCAGTAGTACCAAACCCAACTGTTGAATCTACATTAATTATTGTCGCATTAGGTTCTACTTTATCAAGAACTTTTGTATTACCAGGAACAGTAAATACACCCTCTATTAAGTCACGGTCACTAAATCCAACAAATAACGCAATTTTAAAGTAATTTTTACCATCTCTTTTTATAATTTCAACCTCAGATACTGATGCATTAGTTGAAGTATCAGTAGATTTGAATATTGTCTGTCCAGTTAAATTTTGTGGTTCACCAAATGGTGTGATTAAATCAGCTACGATAACTTCACGTCGTATAAATTCAGCATCAGATGGTTTTATGAGATTACCTTCTAAATCTAATACCCTTGATTCTACACCGAATAATACTTTAAATAGAACTCTTATTGATTCCTCTATACCTTTTGATTGATAAAACGAACGAGCAAACTTAACAAAATTACCTACGTCTAAGGTATCTGCAAAATCATTATTTTCTAAACCAGGTATAAAGGTCTTCTTCATTTTTTTGAAGAATTCCTGTATGAATAATACTGATAGATTTGTTAATGTTGAACCAGATGTATGAGAAGTAGCAGTTGTTTCACTAAATTTTAAACTTTCTTGATTAATATTTAATAATGAGGATGAAACACCAACATTATATCCAGTTATGCCACTGAATCCACGAACACATCCAGTAAATGTTGTAGAAGTTATACCTGTATAAGTGATTATTTCATCATCTATCTTTAATAATCCATACTCAGAGGGAAATCCTTTTGTGCTTGGTACGGTTATTGTAGTGTCAGTTGTTGATATATCTGCAGAAATTGTTGTGACACCAACTACAACTTCAGGTACTAAGTTATCAACCTTTAAATATTGATCAAGGTTACTAATAATATCAGTAGGACCACCTTGAAATTCCTGTGAGATAAAATATTGTTTAAAAAACTCTGTTGCATTTGGAAAATCAGACACCAAAAATTCAGGCAACTGATTTTCAATAATCGTATTGACTTGTATTCTTCTGTCAATTTGTGACATAAATTATTTCCTCTCTAAATCTCCATTAGAGTAACTTGATGTGTAGTAATCTCTTGTAAATACAACACCTGAAACATCTTCACCTGAAGCAATTACATCCTTGATTGTATTTATTGTACTCTTTGATACATCAAAATTAAGGTATAAATCTTTTAATCCAACAACATCATTTGATTCTGGGAATGCTTGAACTTCAATAATATTATTTTGACTTACTGTTGATGTTATATTAATAGTATTTAATATCACTTCGCCCTTCATATAATCAACAACACCTGCATCTTTAACTATAACTCTTTGTTCACCTCTATTATTTTTGATAACAACACTGAGTGTGCCCATACCACTGCCATCTAAGTTACCAGATGCGTTTTTGTTTGGAACATCTGTGATATAAGCAACATCATTAAATCCACTTATTGTAAATCCTGTGCTTTTTATGTTATATCCTGCAGGATTAATATTAAATTTATTACCAAAGCAAAGTTCGTATTGAGCGAATTGGTTCAACAATGCCTTTAAGTCTCTTCTAATAATGACTTTTGTAATATTAGATGTGATACCATTATTAATACGATCAATAAGTGTACTAACTTTACTGTATTTGAACCTGCCACCAAATTTATTAAGTTCAACATTTTCAGCATATGAGTTTAATGCACTTATTATAGAACTTCTCAAACTAGAAGCTGATGCAATCTGTGATGGATTATAATATACAGTTGTATCTATTTCTACATATAGTATTTTTAAATCAACTATTTCAGAATTTATACCAGCAATAGCGTAACTTTTTAATTTATTTTTTATTTGAGACTTATCAAAATCTGAGACAAAAGTACCATTTTTTGGTTTGATGCTTATTTGTACCTTTCCAAATTGAGGTGGGTTTAATTCCTCTCCACCAACAACTGCAACAGACTCTGTTTGAGGGAAGATTGTACCTATTATTGCTTCATAATCTCTAGGTGTAACTGCTCTATATTGTGCTGAATAAAGTCTTGGAGCAAAATACTTAATAGACGATAAATCTTCAACTTCAGCACCATTAGAGGCATTTGAGAGGGTGCTGATGGATATACTATCTGAGGGTGTGAAGAAAGTTCCATCACTCTTATTGAATGATCCTTGAAAACTAAAGTTTGATGCACCATTACCTGTTTCACCCTCAGTTACAACATAAGTCACAGTAATCACTGAATTATTTTCTAATTTACGACCAAACAATCCATCACCAAACAATATTTCGTATTTTTCATCTTGTACTTCTTGAGTAAGAAATATTTCAGAGTTCTTATCAATATTAAGAATATTATCAATCATTCTATATTTTCTACCAAGTCCAACATCACCTGTTCCTTTAACAAAAACTCGTATGGTTGAACTATCAATATTTGGACTATCTAATATAAATCTTTGATCAACTGATGTATCAACAACAAAAACTCTCTGTAAAAATGTTCCTTCATAAACTGTGATTGGATCATCAAATTGAGCAAAAGAAGTTCCACCAATATCTCTTACTCTTGATGAACTGATATTATCAGGTATTGAAAATCTATATGTGGTGTTATCTGAATTACCAACGCAAACAAGTCCTGAACGGAGTGTTAAAAACTTTGTAGTGCTATCATTTGTTGCTCCGACATTTATATCACCAATACGAATTGATGCTGTTGCAGCGGTTTTTGAACGGGGTACGTATCCAATATTTCTTGCGAGTGATACTACATTCTCTCTTATTGTTGCAGAATCTAAAAATGATTCATTCGCAACTAAATTAGCATTAAATGCATTAATATATGTATTATATGCTAAAGTATCAATAAGGACTGAAAAATTAGAACCCTCAAAGTCAAATCCACTGAAATTTGAGTTTGAGCGGAGAAAATCTTTTATTTGTGCTTTGATTCCATCAAAGTCTAAATTTGTAAACTGTGTAAAGGGCATATTATCTTGTTGGTTCTAATAAAAATGAAAATGTTTGAGTTGGTGCTGCTAGACCAACTATATCAAAAATTACTTTTACACTAAAAGTATTATCATCAGGTTGAGAACTTGCCTCAATTTGAACATTACCTACTCTTGGTTCAAAGTTTGTTATTGTATCTCGTATTTGATCCTCTATAGTTGTTAGAGTTTCACGAGAATAGGGTTGAAATAAAGATCCACGCACATTTGTACCTATTAGAGGATTAAAAAATCTCTCTGTTGGAATAGTTTCAACTAAATTTCTCACAGCTCTTGCGATTGCTCTTTCATTCGTAAGCACAGGAAGATCTTTTGTCACTGGATGTGGTGAAAAAGAAAAACTAATATCCTTAAATGCTCTTGAAGTACCTTGAACCGCCATTATTAATGCTTTTAGATTTATTTATACCCATTACCTCCATCTTTTTCCAACAACCCATCCAACTAAACTTTTTCTAATTCCTGATTCTATAGGAGTAACACGATGTGGAGTTCTTGAATCAAAAACAATCACTGTACCACGACTCTTTGGAACTAAAAATCTATATGAACTATCATCAAAATCAGCAAATTCAAGATTGCCACCTGTATATTCATCTTCATTTGTAAGTTGAAGAGTAAAACTTAACTTTCTAACTAATTGGTCAGGTTCATTAATATCACATATATCCATATCAGTATGCCAATTATAAAAATCCCCTTTATCATAATGAGTATACTGTATCATGTCATTCTCAATGTCTGATATATCATATAGAAAGTTGTCTTTATTTGCCATTCTTATATAATGCCACAAAAATCCTCCTATCCAATGATTTGATGGAATCCAACAGTGTTGACTTTTTCTTACGCTATCCTTTATTTTTGAGTTTTGTGGATTAACTTCTGATTTAATGAATATATTTTCATCAACTTTGTCCAGATCATCTAAAAGACTCTTCATTAAAGATTCTGGTATGCGAGTTTCATACCAACAACAAGTGTTTGTCATATCTAAGGAGTATATTCATATCCATATTTTTGCAAATATTCTTCAAATAACTCATCTGGAACTTTTCCTTCCCAATATTCCTTTTCTGTATACTCTTTTTTAGTTTCTGATGATTCCATAATCGTCTTCTAATACTTCTTTTAGATAATTTTTGTCCCAATATTCATAATAATTGGTTTTCGCAAGTTTTTTTCTTGCTTCGGTCAACTCATTTCGTGATTGACACAAAACTAAGTTGTATTTTCCGTTATTTGTCTGTATTCCTTGTATGTATGTGTTGGTTTTTCCATGATCTGCGATGAATTTATAGTCAGGATAGTTCCGATTATAGTCATCAACTGACTCATACAAGTAATTTGCGTCTATTTCGTCTTCAACTATGTTAATTATAACATCAAAATCAGAATTTGGCACGATTTGACTCAATTTTTGTTCTTGAATACTAAAGTTAGCACCTGACGCATAAGGACAAATGCTAAAATTACCTAATTCTGGACGAATTTGAGATATTTCCCGTATCCAGTTCAGTATATACTTACTCTTCTCGTCTTTCATCGGGTGTTGTCCAGAAATAATCGTCACAATCACCTAAACGACCCCAGTTAACATCATTCTCAACCTCAAAAATACGTGTTGATACCTTAAAATCGGGTATTTTGACATCTTGGGGTGTCATTGAGGTGTCAAAGATGCGACATCTATTGTTTGGATAGAGACAATACTGACCATTTCTCAATTCTATGAGGTTAAATGACTTATGTTCGTCAGGCATCTCACTTGTTGCAGTGTCAACTTGGTCAGAATCACCGTGATAGTTGTCTAAAGTGCAAATATACTGCCCTTTGACGCTTCCAAAGTGTCTTGTACGCACTTCCCACTCCATTGGAGCAACAAATTGCTTCTGAATGACCGTAAAATCATAGTCCATACAGTTCCAAAACTGTAAATTGACCAAATCCATATCAGGATCGGGTGTTTTTGGTCGTGATAGAAACGCAGAGATGGGTAATTTATCATACATTGCTCCATATTCGGGTAAATACGTCTCAAAATAGAAAGCACGACCCTGTATTGACTTTGCACAGACCCATAAACCCTCTACAAACTCTCCATGACCCGATTGAAAGTCCGTTAAATACTCTTTTCTTACAAATACCTTTTTAGTTGGTAAATTTGCGATTAATTTTGCCATTCGTCAAAGAAATTAGAAACCTCGTATCCCTGTAATTTTGATTTATAATCTGAGGACTCTCCCAGATAATAGTAATCATAACCTAATCTTTTATATAATGCAATCTCATTCTTATTTGCAACGTGTCCTAAACCTAACTTTTTATTTTTATAATTCCAAGCAAACTGATCTGCCCATACACAATTCACACTCTTAAATTTATATGCAATCGTAAAGGCAACTAATTCATTTCCGTCATAGTATCCAATAATATCAGAATGGGGTATTTCAAACTCTTCACGGAATATCGGCACAGTATCTTCAAACTTCTTATAGCGAATATAGTCTTTGTATATCTCTAAGCACCTTTCAAAAGAAGAACTACCAAGAATACGATAGTTATGGTATTCCTGATAGTTTGTTTCTTTAAGTCGTATGCGACAATACATTAACGACCCTGCCCTCTGTATCTTTTACGAGCCGAGTTACGGGACGTTGCTGCGTATTTTGAATGTTTGCCTCGCCCTTGACGAGTTTTTTTGGGTCTTGACTCAGTTACATAAGCACTGCCCATCATTCCTGTTTTTCTAGCCATTGTCTAAAGGTTCCTCAATATAAGGTTCATAAGTGATGTCTTGAGATGTGAGTGTCTTATTATAATAACACTCTACTGCAAGGTCTTCCATAATGTCAAACATTTCTGATTCTGATACATTCCAGAAGATGACCTTGCCTTTACGGAGAACGTTGTAACGGTCTCCTACTTTCTTTTCTTTTTGCGGTTTTCCCATTTGTTGAATACAAAAAGTCCGATTGCTACCCATATTAAAATTGTAAATCCGTAATTTCCCATGTTAAGAATGTGGATCGTA